AACTTTAGCGCCCCAGTAATTACGTTCGCAGGCGACGACGCCGACGACGTAGCGGTATTACCGATTACTTTTCAAGGCGATATAGTAGAGATAGTAGACGAACAGCAAACAGTTTAATAATTAAGCACGGGGGCGGAGTTAAACCCGCCCCCGACTTAGAATAGAGATTATGGAAACTTTAGATTTATACAAAGACCGAAGACCCTATACCGTTATATTAGAGGTTAAGGGCGGAAAAAAAACGTTTAAGATACCTACGGAGTTAACCGTAGAAGAGAGCGAGCGCCTTTTAGAGGCAGAGATTAGAATTAGCGCACTTTCAAAAGAAGAGGTAGAGGCAGGAAAGGAAGCGGAAAGGCAGTTAGACGTTTATTTTGCGCTTTTAAAAGAATATATTTTAATACTATTACAGCACTACCAGCCCAAGCTAGAAATGGACGACTTAAATAAAATGTTAAGCAGAGCGGAAATAGTAAAAATATTTGAGTTTTTTAAGAAGCAAAGATTTTTAAAATTATTAGGACTAGACGGCGCCGAAGAGGACGACGTTAAAAAAAAAACTGAAAAACCCGAAAACAGATTAGAGGCATTAAGGCAGAGCATAACATTTTTAATAGGAAGCGGGTTTAGTTTACTAGAGCTTAGGAAATTATATTTAGACGAATTTTTAAGTTATTACAATAGCGTAGTATACATAAAAGAAAAGAAAGGCGAGATTAAAGAGGGCACATACCAAGCCCTAAAAGCTAAAGGCGACGGCGACGTACTTAGCCTTAAAAAACAATTATTTAGCATTCAAAAAAATGGCAAATAAAAAAGTTATAGGCGAACTCGTATATGAGATTAAAGGCGACGACAGCCAATACAACAACGTAATAAACCGAGCCGACGGATCAACCAAAAAGCTAACCGACACCATGGGGAAAAATAACAGCGCTATAGAGGGCACGGTTAGAAATTTAGCAGGGGCTTATTTAGGCTGGCAAGGAGTAAAGAAAGCCATAGACGCAACGATAGGCTCGGCCATAAGCTACGAAAGCGCCTTTGCGGGTGTAAGGAAGACCGTAGACGGCACGGAAGAGCAATTACAAGCCCTTAGCGACCGCTTTATTGAACTAAGCAAGACTATGCCAGTTTCGGCAGAGGAATTTGCCAAGATAGGCGAACTAGCGGGGCAGTTAGGCGTACCGCTAGAAATGATAGATAGCTACGCCGAGGTTATAGCTAAGGTAGGCACGGCCACAAATTTAACGACCGAAACAGCTTCGGCCGATTTTGCGCGTTTTGCCAATATTATGGGTACGCCCCTAGAGAATATAGAAAGGTTAGGCTCTACCATAGTAGAATTAGGTAATAACTTAGCGACCACAGAAAGCGAGGTAGACGCCATGGCCTTAAGAATAGCGGGTGCGGGCGCTACGTTAGGTTTGACAGAGGCGCAAGTTTTAGGCTGGGCGGGCGCTTTAAGTTCGGTAGGTATAGAAGCCCAAGCAGGTGGTAGTAGTATTAGCCGTTTAATGATAGATATAAGCTCGGCCACAAGTACAGGCGGTAAAGCCTTAGAAAATTTAGCCAAGGTAGCAGGAGTAAGCGCCGAGCAATTTAAAAAAAGATTTAAGGAGGACGCTAACGGGGCTTTAGAAGACTTTTTTAAAGGATTACAAAGAGTACAGGAGGGCGGGGGCGACGTTTTAAGCGTTTTAGATAGTTTAGGAATAACAGAGGTAAGACAGCGCGACGCAGTTTTACGTTTAACTAACGCAGGCGATAAATTAACCGACAGTTTAGAAATAGCTAATAGGGGTTGGTCGGAAAACGTAGCCTTAAACGTAGAGGCAGAAAAGCGTTATAAAACTACAGCCAGCCAGATACAGATATTAAAAAATAACTGGGGCGACTTAGGCCGACAATTAGGTACGGTTATTTTACCAATAGTTAACCTAGTTATAAAATTCTTTTTACAAATGTCGCAGACCGTAGACTTAACAGCAAAGGCGATTAAGACCGCAGTTTTAGCTATGGGTACGAGCGTAGTAAGTAGGCTACAAGGGCTACTAAAAGGTATAGAGGGTTTTATAAACGGCGCCATAGACTTAGGAAACAAAGCCCTAAGCGCTTTTGGCAAAGACTCGGCCATAAAACACATTACCCTAAGCTTTAAAGCTTTAGACGACGCAGTAGATACAATGAAAGAAAAAACTAGCGAGGCGGGAAAAAGTACCGCAGACGCTTTTTGGGCTATAGGAAATGCTAGCGATAGCGCCAACCAAAGAGCGCAAGACCTAGCGGACGCGCAAACATTTTTAACAAAAAGTTCAGCCGAAGCAAGCGACGAAATTAACAATTTAGTAGACGGCCTTAAGGACAGCGGTAAAGCCAGCGAAGACGCAGAAAAAGAAGCCGAGGCTTTAGCCGACCGCTGGAAAAATTTAAAAGACGAAACTATAGACTTATCAGACAAGGCAACGGAAGCCCTCAGAGATTTAGCCGACAATAACGTAAAAGATTTAGAAAAAATAGAAGATAAAATAAAAGACTTACGCGAGCAGTTAACCGAGTTAGGAAACGATTATAACGCTACAATAGCTAACGAGGACAAAAGCATAGCGGAAAAAATTATAGCAGAGGAAAACGCGCTTTTAGAATTAAGGAAAAAGATAGCAGAAGCTAGAGCCGAGGAAAAGCCAAACGTTTCAAATATTAACGAATTACAGGCAGAGATAGATAAGCGCCAGAAAGCCCTAGACGCGACTAAACCGCTACAAACGGAACTACAGCCACAAATTGAAGAAGCGACGCGTAGGTCGGGCTTAACAGACCTAGAAAGGGCTATAGAAGACTACCAAGCTAAGAAAGCGCAGGCCTTAATAGAGTACAATGACAAAAAGGCGGAATTAGAAGCTAAGTTAGCCTTAGAAGAGCAAAGCAAGCTTGATACAGTAGCTTTATACGAAGATAAGCAAGCCCAGATTAACGCTATTATAGAATTAGGAAACCAACGCTTTCAAGATTTAGCGGACAACCGCGTAAAAATAACAGCGGACGAGGTTAGTAAACAGATAAGATATTATAACCAACTAGCCGACGCCATAGCTAGATCAAAGAGCGCGACCAGAACTAGCGAGCTACCAAAGTTTAGCGCAGGCGGATACGTAGCTAACGGCGGGGAGGTACACGCAGGCGAGTACGTAATACCAGCTAATATGGTAGCCAAGTACGGCGGGCTAGTTAAAGCCCTAGAGGGTATTAGAACGGGCAACAGTAGCCAAAGCACTATAAATAATAATATTACCCTAAATAATTCTATAAACGAGCAAATAGATATGGACGCAGTACTAAAAAATATGAGCTTTGAGCTTAACAAATAAATTTTATGATAGGCGTACAATACGAACTAACAAACCAGAACGGCGACACTATAACCATTAACGACCATAGCGACCCGCTAAACCTAATAGCCCTACAAGACTACCCGACTTTTGAGTTAGATATTAAAAACCAAGAAATACAAAAAGAGGGGCAACACGGTATATGGGATTTTTATAGTTTTTACGGCAAGCGCCTAATAACTTTTAGCGGGGTAATAGTGGGCGAAACAGAGGCAGACGTAATGGAAATACAAGACCAGCTAAAATTAGTTTTAGGCCTACCGCTAGAGCCTACCGACACTAATAACGGAATTATAACTATTAAATATACCGACCCTAGAGGCAGAGCCTTACAGACTACGGGAAAAGTTTTTAGCTACCCACGCTTTAGCAGGGTAATGCGCGAGGGTTTTAAATTAGCGTTTCAAGTAGTTTTAAAGTCGGCCGACCCAGTAATAGAAAACCAGAGCGCAACAGAAAGCAACGGAGTAAGAGGGTATTTAGCGGGTAGCCTTAAATTACCTACAAAACTAAGCGCTAAAGTAGATATAATAGAGAGGCAGACCTTAGCAATAACAAACCTAGGCAATACTTACGCTAGCCCAATAATAACAATACACGGCGCGCTAACAAACCCAAGAATAGAAAACCTAGCTACGGGCAAATTTATGCTATTTGGCCATACCTTAGCTTTAGGCGAGTATATTAAAATAGACAGCAAGTTAGGCACCATAGTAGACGAAACGGGCGCCGATATTTCGGGCGACCTACAAGCAGGTAGCGAATTTATAAAATTAAAAAGCGGGGATAACGAATTATATTTAACCAGCGACGAAAACGACGGCGCGACTAACCCTATAGCTACTAGAATTTTCCCAACCGAAGAATTGAACGTAGAGCACCGCGATAGCTATTTATAGACTATGATAATAAACATTTACGACAAAGATTTTAATAAATTAACTACGCTACTAAATAGCGCAAGTGATTTTAACGATTTAAGCTACAGCGCCCAAGTTAACGGAAACGGCGACGCTAGTTTTACGGTTAGAATAGATAACGCAAAAATAACCGCTAGCACTATTAAGCATTATAATAAAATAGAAATAACAGACCAAGACGGCACCGTACGCTGGGTAGGCGTAATAGTAGCTAAGACCATAGAGCTAGATTTAATAGCAGTAAAATGCTACGGGCTAGCGCATATTATAGACAGACGGCTAACAGGTAGCGCGGAGGTACACAACGGCCAAGCTAACACCGAGGCGACGGCTATTTTAAACACTATAAACGCAACAGAAGACACGGGCGTAGATTTAGGCACCCTAGACGTTTCTACGGCCGTAAATATAACTTTTGAGAGGACAAAGGCATTACAAGCCATAAAGTCAATTTGCGAGGCAGTAGGGGCACAATTTATAGTTAAGAGCGATAGAAAACTATACCTACAGGCGATAGTAGGACAAGACCTTAGCGCTAGTATATTTTTTAGATACGAAAAGAGCCGACCAGAGCTAGCAAATATTTTACAGTTTAAGGTAGCGGACGACGGTAAAAGTATTATTAGCAAGAGCTACGGAAAAAATAATACGCTAACGAGCGCCCAAGAGGATAGCGCTATAAAAACGGAGTTCGGATTATTAGAAGATTTTAATAATTATTCAGAGGCCAGCGACCAGACTACCCTAGACAATTTAACAGCAAATAATAACCAAGACAGCGGAATAAGCCCGACCATAGCATTAAGCCCAACGGTAGAGGATAATTTTGAGGCGGGCGACGTAGTACAGGTTATTTTAGATAATGGTTTTATAACCATAGACACCCCCTACCAGATACTAGAAAAGAGCGTAAGGATAGTTAACGCCCAGAAGCTAATAACGGTAAAATTAAATTTAGAGGTTAAAGATTTTATAGAAGATTTTAAAAACCTTAAGAAAAATATAGAATTGCTAAGTAGGGCTATTTAATGTTATAATTATAATATACGATAAAGCTAAAAAATATGACAAAGACATTTTTTCTAAACAGCACCCTAGCCGATTACGGCGAAGAAGAATTTAACTACATACAGAAATTTTTACTACAGCAAGGTATTTTAAATACCGAGGGCGCCGACTACAACGACTTTATAGACTTACAGGTTAGCCAGCACAGCGCGGGCGATATGAGCGTAGACGTGGCCGTAGGCGTAGCCGTAATAAATACCTTAAGAAGCGGAGTTAGCTTTAAGGTTTTTGCTAGCAACCAAGCAGTAGAAAATTTAGTAGTAGGAAATAATACCAGCGGAAGCAACCGAGTAGACGCGGTTATTTTAAAGTTAAGCAGAACAGTAGAGCCGAACGCTTTAATGAACAACGTAGCCACCCTACAAGTAGTAGCAGGTAGCGGAGTTAGCGCACTAGCCGACAACGCTATACAAACAGCGATAGGCGCCGATTATGATTTTATAAGATTAGCAGATATAACCGTAAGCCATAACGAAACAGCAATTTTAACAGCTGACATTGCTGATACTCGTGTCCGTTGCTATAACACTGATGCTACAGTACCAAATCCTACCATTATTAAATTTAGACAATTAACAGCCGACCCTACTACACCAGTAGAGGGCGAAATGTGGTACAACACTACCGACAATATTTTAAGATATTTTGACGGTAGCGTTGTTATAAATATACAGGCTAGCGTTTATACGGGCGGGAACGGGATAAATGTCACGGCAGGAGTTATAACCGCCGTAGCCAAATCGGGAGGCGGTATTTTAGTAGGCGCTAGCGGTTTAGAGATAGACGAAACACTAGCTAAAAAGTTTTTAACATTACCAGCATACGAAAATTTAGTAGCGGGCGATTTATTAAAACCATACGACGACGGAGGGACAGTAAAGCTTAAAAAAATACACGGCATTAAGGATTTAGACCAAACAACAACTACTTTATATGGGGCAGATTCACCAGTAAGGGAAATAGTGTTAGCCCTAACAGACAGCTTAATTATAACAGGTGGCAAAGATATTTATAGTCAGAATTTTAATATATTCGCAGTCAATATTGATAGCGCTGGGGTTTTAACTAACGGTAGCACAATAGTTTTAAACTCTGGTGCTTCGCCGTTACCAATGAGACAAGCCCCCCAACTAATAAGAGTGGACGACACTACCTTTATAGCGGTATGGGGAGGGGTGCAAGCAAATGCTAATACTATATTCGCGAGAGCTTTTTCAGTTTCTGGAACTACTATAACGGCAGGAACTTTATTAACGGCTATAACTGGTTCAACAGGAACAGACAGCTACGAGCATAATAGCGTTTCAATATGTAATTTAGATACTAATAAATTTTTATTAGCTTGGAACGTGATAGGCTATGATAGTCAGTATATGAACGGAATGGTGCTAACCTTATCGGGCACAACTATTACCCCTAACGCAGTACAAAGATTATCAAGTACTATTAACAACACTTTTTCTAATTTAGTGGCAGTAAAAATGGATACAAACAAAGCCGTAATAGTTGCCTGCTATGTTCCTAGTTCGGAATATTTAAGAGCTTTAATAGTTAGCGTGAGCGGAACTACTATATCAGTTTCTGGGGAAAATAACATCAAAACCATATCACTAGCGCTACTGTCAGGAACATACTATAGAGCATTTAACGCCAAGCAATTAGATACAGATAAATTCGTAGTAGCTTATTGTAGCGGAACGGACACCGTAGGGCTAATAACATTTAGCTTAAGTGGAACAACATTTACCGAAGTGTCAAGCGCTTCTCAAACTTTTACCCACCAAAGCTCAATACCTAGTATAGTAGTTATGGACACCGCGGAGGTTTGGGTAAACGTTTATAATAGTATTTTTCAGTATTATATTGGGGCAGACTTAACTTTATCAAAAGGTAGTATTTATAGCGGTAGTGCTACTAGAAGTTATTCAAGAAGAATAATGGATAAATTTAAGGGCGCGCTAATATTTGTAAATAGTATGATAAGCGCAGGCTCAAACTACTACTATACATCTTTTAGACGCTTTATACTTGATCACGCTAAATTTATTACGTCAGCTAATAGTAGCTATACGGCTGGCGACGATGTGCCAATAGTAGATATTTTTACTGGATTTAGCGGGCTAGCCATAGGCAATAATTACTATATTAAGCCAGACGCTACTAACGTGGTTGAGGATAGCACTTATCAAAAAGTAGGGATGGCGATAGGAACGAATAAAATAGCTAAATAATTATATGAAAAAAGAAAAAATAATTTACGAGAACAAAATTTTAAAAGTTTTAGTTATAGAGGACGCTAAAGGGTTTAAAGTTAAGCATAATTTAAAAGAAATGTGCCCGACGGAAGACAAAACTTTAGCCTTAATTTACGCTAAGGGATACGAAAGAGGCTTAGCCGAGGGCACAAAGAAAAAGTAAAAAAAATAGTAATAAAAAGCTATGTCAAGAAAAAACGAGGAAAAAGAAAAGAGAACTATACAGCAAGTACTAAAAGAAAACGCTATGACCCTAATTTGGGTAGTAGGGGTAGTATTTAGTTTTATAATGTTTATAGTTATCCCTCAGCAAGAAAACAACACTAATATAGCCCTAATACAGCAAAGCATAGACATCATAAATACTAACCACCTAACGCACTTACAGGATTTTGGCGACGAGCTAACAGACCTAGCGACTATACAGGCAGAGCAGGCTAAGCTACAAACAGAGCTAATGCGCGAGCTTACGGTAGTTAGTACCCAGTTAGCCGACCACGTAGAAAATACTAAGTAATTTTATAAACTAATTTAAAATTTATGGAAATTCAAAACTTTTTAAGCATTGCCATTATCGGGGCGGTACTCGCAATGATGGTGCAATTTATCAAAAACAAATACGGTTTAGACTCAATTAAAACTAAGGCTATGACTTTAGCGCTAGCCATAGTTATAGGCGCGGGTTATTACTTTTTATCACAAACAATTTGGTGGCAGACAATTCTAGGCGTTTTAGCATCTGCGTCCACGGTATGGGCAATACTATTAAAGAGCAATAACTAACATGAAAGAAATAATGTGGGTAATTTGGAACACTCTCGCATTATACGGCTTATTTATAATAAGCACTCAAATATGGTGGTTATTAGAATATAAATGGTGTTTATTTTAAAAAATATGCAAGATAAAGAATTTAACGGCGTGTTAGCCGAGGAAGAATTTGGAACAGGATGCCTACCACAAAAAGAAGATAAGCGTGATGAGGTTTATTCTGCAGTTGCGCCATTTGACTGGGCGCTTGGATTTGATATTGAATTA